CACGGTCCCTGGCTCTTCCAAAGAGTCTAAATTCTTTCCTCCTCGCTACCTCATTCTTAATGAATTGGTACGTTTACTTACTTCTCTGGGTTGATCGTATTAGCCTACTTATCCGGTTCCCTTTCGAGTTCCTTACAACTTGCATTTCCATCCTGCATCTTGACTGCTCCGTCTTCTAAACGTTAAGCCCTGGCCAAGCGCCGATCTTAATCGAGGAATGTTTGTTGAGCGCTCTTGCAGCGCTTTGGCTCTTAGCTCCCTCCAGTCCCTTTAGAGTTAGAAGTTAATAATTCTTCTAACTGTGCTCAGGGCTACGGCTTTACCCGCTATTTGTTGGAGTTCTTGCAATAAGTCGATCTAGGTGGGTTTTCACCTACCCAGATTAGTTCAGCTCGGTGCAACGGAATTGTGCACAAGTGCATGATTTCACAGGCGTTACTCTGCTTCCTCAATTACCATCCGCTTCACAAAAAATGAGACGAGAAAGGGTTTTGGAAAATCTTCTATATGAAGTACATGAGTGTCCATGCTGAGCTTCAAGCGAAAGTACATGAATGTCCATGCTGAGCTTTCTTTATCTATCATTATAATGGTAATGAAAGTTGCAAACTGAATACATAAATGTCTATGCTGAGTTCAGTCTTCGACAATGCGCAAATGGCTACGCTGAGTTGTCTAACCTTGGTTTGAAGGATGAGTAAATTTCTACTCTGACTTCCCGGAAAGTTATAAGCGAGTCTATTTCACCATTTTCCTGTAGGTTCCTCCTTCTTTTCGGAGTCCCCATGTAATCTAGGACCTATTTATTGGTCTTCGACTTAACATCAGTCAATGGAACTACTTTAGCTCCTCTCTTTGCTTCTTTCCTTTCAAACTTAAGGCTTTCGAATAGAGATATCCAGGATCCTGGAGAGAATATATCTTTCGCTTCCTCACGGTAGCGTAAGTCTACATTTCCAGCTCCTGCTGCGATATCAAGCTTTAATTCCACATAGGTCTTAACAGCCTTCTCAAACGCTCACGCGTTTGGTATTCTGATAAGAGCGAGTGCGGAATCGATACGTCGATCTAAGTCTTGGTTCTGCTCCTCAACTTGACCCTGTATTGGACCTAGTATAGCTGCTACTTCTGGTCCCATACCCTTTATGACCTTATCCTTTAACATTGACGTTGTCTTCGTTAAGAATTCAGGTTCATACGTATCATCACGGTATTCTCCTTCCACCATTTCGGTTTTTCTTAGATTACCTAATAGTACTTCGATACGACTGCGAATTTCTTCCTGTAAAACAGGACTAAGAGGTAAAGTCCTCTTAAGGGCAATCATGCCCAACCATTCGCTGTAGCTATCAAAGCTGAATTTGGAAACACCAGGCATACTTAGCCATATAATAAGACCACGGTTCCTCATCGATAAACTTTCGAGAGGCCCCGTAAGCTTAGAACATGCTTTGTATCCTGATCCCATGATTCGAGCTATTACCCCTATGTGTGTCTTGTCCCCTGCCCACTTGGTCATGAAATAAGCTAAAGCAGATAAACTGCCTTGAGCTGCTTCCATTTCTTTGAAGGCCATTGGAGAAACGTCTTGTCCCTTAATTCCAAGTCGCTTAGCGAACTCGAAAGAAAGTTTTGTTGAAACGATGGATTTAGATAAATTAATACCTACCCCAAGTTGATTCATTAATATTAGATACTGTCTTGCGACAGCTCGCGAACATATAACTATGTCGTCACCTAATAATTGATAATCCACAAATAAAGATAATTTATTCGATACCTTCCAAGCTGCAACTTGCACAATAAAGTGATGAGTAAGAGCTAACATAGCCCAACTAGAGTACGCTCCCATCGGTTGCCCAGCGCCATATTTTAATTTTTTACGACGCCCCAATGTATACTCCCTGCCGACGAGAAGATATTTTCACATATCTCCCAGTCCCGGTAGAATGCAATCAAGCAGATATGCTTGAAGAACTACGGGTAAGCGATCAGTAGCAGCAGATAAATCATAACTGGCAGCAAAACCAGTTTTAGATATTAACTCACGCAATCTGACTACCCCTTGTAGTTGATCCATAGTAGAATCCATCGGTCATAAACTAATGACCTTCATTAATTCTTTATGGATAGGCCTCAAGAGAACTTGAGTCCACCATTCTACCATCGCAAATACTCTCACTTTCCCTGGTTCTATCTTCACACCTAGTTTTCCTAGTGTTATTGTCGAAACCGGCATTCATAAAGAACTTATAGGTTGAATATTATCTAATCAATTAATCAGTTTCCTGAATCCTAGTAGCTTAGCCACAGCAACGTATGAGGCATACAAAGAAGAATTACTTCTAAGTTCTCTCGCAGTAAGTTGCAAGGCGGCTACAGATGTAGCAAATCACTTGAGCAAGGGTTTTCCCTGCTCTCTAAGTGTTTGATTAATCTTAGGTTCTCCAGCGCGCGTACCAGGTCCCGATTTCAATATCAATAGAGGTTTCCAGGACAATGTTGTCAAGTTAACTTCAACTCTTGTAAGAGCGAAGAACCGACGCGTAAAGCCTTTCCACATATTAATATCTATTTTAGGTCCCGGTGCGGTAATTGTTTTTGTATTCATCTTTGCTTTAAACTCCATAATTCGGTATAAACCAAATAATGTTATTCAATAGCGAAGCATCATACTATTACCAGCAAGTATCTCCCTACGCATCATTACAGGAATGATACGAGGAATTCCTCTCGCAGTCACGCTTACAGGTACTCCGATAATCCTAGGATTTCGGAGAGGTGTCTCATTGGCTGCCCTAATTAGGAGCAGTTGTGCTGTCTTTAGGTACAGCGCGAGTCCACGGGTTCCCTGAGCAGAATGTTGTGCCCGTAAGAATCTAACGAAACTTACGTTCCCCATTATGTACGACTTTGAAAATTTTCCTAACAGGACTAAGATAACTTTATTAAAGTATCCTAATCCTGCTCTCGAGCTTTTTACGACTCGATACCATGAACCATACTTCTTTGAAATTCTGTGAAGTTCCGTAAGGGACAAACGCAAAATATTAAAGTAGTTTTTCATCATTATTTGTTTTGATGATAGGTTCAACTTCGGTTTCCGCACTCTATTTATAAGGAGTACGGGCCGCAGGTAGCCTTGCAGGCTAGGTCTATCAAACCGTAAGGTTACTAGATAGAGTTGTAAGTTTCAACTGCCCCCGAAAGGTGGTTTAAGCTTTTGTGTAGTTTGTTATTAAACAAACTATATGTCCATATTAGGTTCACATAGGTTGTATACACTGAGCCCCCTTCCTTTACTTGCAGATCCCAATACGTCCCATCTAGGTGCCTCAACCCTCTCACGAGGGCTACAGCATGACCACAATTCCAAAGAGTCTATACGCCTTTTGAGCGACAGATCTCTGTATTGTATGTAATACATGCAGAGAGAGTGCTTGTTCAAAGCAC